AACTGCGATGATATCTATGAGTTCATCACAGGGTAAAGTTAGTAGGAAATGGAATTCTATGATGAAGTCTATTAGTTTAGACGGTGAGAATGGTCCATTTACCCCGCCATCGTTTAGTCACATCTATAAGATATCTTCTGTATTAAATACAGGTAAAGGTAATCAATGGTATGGTTTCAACGTGGAAAAACACGCAGTGTTAGAGGATGCTAAAATGTACGAACGAGCTAAGAAGTTCTACATTAGCTTTGCTAATAGAAGCTAATATTAATTTGGGGGCGAAAGCCCCCAATACTTATAGTGGTGATGACAGACTTAGATAAATTTATAAATATATTTGAAGGTTCTTACAGTGCCTACGGTCAAACTAGAAAGACAGACGAGTTTGATGATAGAGGTAAACATAAAACAAAATCTTTTATAATTAAAAAACCACCTACAAAACAAATGTTTCAAGAACATTTGAATGGAAAAGATCCTGCTCTTGGGATCATACCAATCAACGAAGAGAATAAATGTAAGTGGGCCTGTATTGATATTGATTTGTACAATGGCTTTGATCATAAAGAATTAATTAGAAAGATAAAACAACAAGATTTTCCATTAGTAGTATGTAGATCTAAATCAGGGGGTGCACATGTGTTTTTATTCTCTAATGATTTTGTTCCTGCAGTATTGTTTAGAAACAAACTAAAAGAAATGGCTGCTAAATTAGGTTATGCCAATGCAGAAATATTTCCAAAACAAAATAAAGTTGATATGCAAAAAGGTGGTACCGGTAGTTTTTTAAATTTACCATATCACAATGTAAAAATGACTATGAGATATGCGATTAAAGAAGACGGATCTGCAATGTCTATAAATGAATTTTTTGAAGCGCATAGTAAAGTAAAACTATCTGAAGATCAATTATCAAAATTAGCTATAAAAGAAGAAAAAGTTATTGACAATCTACTTAAAGGTGCGCCACCATGTTTAGTTACAATCGCGAAACAAGGAATACCCAACGGTCAAAGAAACAATGCGCTTTATAATTTTGGTGTGTATTGTAAAAAAAGATTTCCTGATACCTGGGATAGAGAACTTTTTAAATACAATGATGCGTACTGTGAACCACCATTAGATAAAAAAGAAGTAGATACATTAATTAAATCTATTGATGGCAAAGAATATAATTATAAATGTAAAGATGAACCTATTGCATCCTATTGTAATGCCAAGAAATGTGTTATGCAGGAGTTTGGTGTAGGTGATGGCCTACCAGAAACAGACATAAAAGAGATACAAAAGTATGATTCTGATCCACCATTGTATTATGTAACAATAGGTGATGAACAAGTAGAGGTAGAATCACAAGACTTGCATGAACCAGATAGATTCTCATTAAAATGTTTAGAACAAATTGACCAAGCTATGCCTCCAGTGGGTAAACTAATTTGGAGAAAGGCAATAAATAAACTATTGAAGAATACAATACCAATCGAGGCACCAGAGTCTACAAAGATTGATGTACAATTAAAAGAATTACTAGCAGACTATATAAATAAAATACCAGGTAAAGATTGGAAGGATATATTACGGGGATTATCATATACAGAGGAAGGCGTAAGTTATTTTAAATTTAAAGATTTTTGGAAGTATGTAATTAGAACAAAAATCTGGGACACAAAGAAATATCAAAAACAAAAGACAGCAAGAATGTTAGAGACGTTGTTTGATGCAGAAGAGATAACAGGCAAGATAGATAACAAAAGTGTTAGATATATGTCATTACCTACAGTTAAATTAGATAAACCTAACACAAGAAAAGATAAGATAAAGGAGGTTCCTTTTGCATAGAATAATTATCCCTGGTCCACCGGGGACGGGTAAAACACATCGATTAATGTATTACTTAAGTGAAGAATTAAAGAAAACAGAGCCAGATAAAATAGCTTACATAGCTTTCACTAACACTGCAGCAAAAGTAGCTAGAGAAAGAATACAAAATGATAAAGTATATGTTAGTACAATGCACTCAATGGGTACAAGAGAGTGTGGTGTTAATACTAAAACACAATTATTAAAAGGGGATAAATGGAAAACCTTTAAAAACTTCTCTCCATATACTAGAGATTTAAATTTTGAATCTAGAATAAGTATAACTGGACACGCAGAATATGTTAATCCACATATGCGGATAATTGAATTATCTAGAAATAAAAAAATTTCTATTCAAAACGCAGCTATAGAATTAAGATTACATTACAATACAGATATATGGTTAACACAACAAATAGCTGCTGATTTAAATACGTATAAAGAAAACACAGGTATGGTTGAGTTTTCTGATATGATTTCCAAGTTTGTCGAGGAAGATGCGTGTCCACCACTACACGCAGTTTTCCTCGATGAAGCCCAAGATCTAAGTCCTCTGCAATGGGACATGTTCTTTTACATAGAAAGTAAGTGTGCTCGTTCTTACATTGCAGGGGATGACGATCAAACTATTTATTCTTTTCAAGGGGCTTCAGCTAAAACGTTTATAGATTTACAAGGTAAGTTTGATCCACAGATAAAATCTGTAAGGGTTCCTAGAGCCGTGCATAAACTAGCCTGTAGTATTTTTCCGTATATGGGTGAAAGATTAAAAAAAGAATGGATACCAGCAGATCGTGAAGGGTCCGTAGAAATGAATGCACGTTTTACAGAGCTACCTTTGCATAAAGATAATTGGTTGGTATTGACTCGTACCAATAAAATGTTAGAAGCATTGAGAGATCATTTATACAGAATGAGTTATAGATTTGAAGCAAAAGCACAAGAACTACTACCAAACAAAATGTTAAGTGCATACAGAGTTTGGACTCGTTTGAATCAAGGTGCATATGTAAGTAAAGAAGATTGTGAAGATCTGTGGGATTACATGACTGTGAAAGATGGACATTTAGAAAGAGGTTTTGCCAGTGGTAAAACATTAAAGGATGTAACATCAATAAATTTAGAAGGACTAAGAGCTGAACACGGGCTGCGAGCGACGGGTAGCTGGGAAGTGTTAAGGTTTCCGCAGTTAAGTAAATTATACATAAAAAAATTATTAGAGTCAGGTGATGATTTAATGAAACCTGCAAGGATAAGATTATCTACAATACACGGAGCAAAAGGTGATGAAGAAGAAAACGTAGTTTTGTTTACAGATACTGAGAAAATTATCTATGATTCATCAAGGGATGACCCTGATCCAGAGCATCGTTTATTTTTTGTAGGTATAACAAGAGCAAAAGAAAACCTATTCGTATGTACACAACATTACGAATATCAATATAACATAGGAGCACCAATAATATGACAAGT